AATATGGTGGGAAAAGTGGAATAGAAACTCTGCCAACAAAGCTAAATGCCCCGGAACTTTACGCAAAAGTAAGAGCGATGAAACTGGGGGAGCCGTATGGAGTTCCACAGTTATCTCCTGAGCAGCTTGCTGCTTTAGCCTTGAAGGAAGGCCAGGGAATGTCTGGTGTTTTTGGCGTAGATCCTGTTGTGCCAAAGTCTGCCCTTGAGGGTGATCCACAGGGTGTCAAGTACGCACTTCAGAACGATGTAAACTATGATCCTGCCATGAAAGGTGACAGGGAGCTTTACGAAAAGCTTCTGAAGCAAGGGATTACCGGACAAGCAGCTGCATTTGCAGTAAGGCTGGCGAATAAAGACAAGGTGGCCAAGAGACTTGGCATACCCCTCGGATCTGCTTGGGTTGGAACTGGAAACAGCGGTTACGAAAGCAGCCAACAGTATGTTGACTCTTTGAGCGAATTTGAAAAGGCAGTGAGCCACCCAAGAAATAGAGCGTTAGTAGATTTCATAAGCACTGCTATGGCCCCTAAAAGAAAGGCTATTGGCGGCAATGTAGAGAAGGTTTACATAGACAGGAAGATGATCTAATGGCATCGGCTAAACGCGAGGCAGTGGCCAGCGAAATTCGCAAGTCCTACAAGAAAGGACTCAAGGCTTGCCCGGTTGCCACGCAAGATGTCCATGTAAATCTGAAAAACCGTAACCATGCGATCAAGGAATATGGTTATGGCCCACTAAATCCTAACGAACCAAGCCGCAAGTTCTGGCAAGCGAAGTCAGATATGTGGATGGTTCCCGCAGTAGAAGCCAAGAAGTCCCGATGCGGTAACTGTGCCGCCTTTATCCAGACTCCACAGATGATGGAGTGCATCACCAAGGGGATAGAGGGTGGTGATGAGCCGCATGAAAGCAATGCCAAAGATGTTATCGAAGCATCTAATTTAGGGTATTGTGAGTTCTTTCATTTTAAGTGTGCTGGTGACAGGACATGCGATGCATGGATTGTCGGCGGCCCCGTCAAATAGGTAATTCATGGCCATCGACAAGGCATTGGTTCCGCTAATTGCAGATGATCCTGATGCTCAAGTCGCAGAACTTGAGATCGATGTCATTGCGATGGGCGATGCTGCCCCGGCCATGACGATCAATGAAGATGGCAGCATTGAGATTGATCTCGATGGCGCTGAAGCCGCTATTGCCACCGATCATGATGCCAACATTGCCGACTTCATGAGTGATGGGGATCTCTCTTCGCTCTCTAACGAACTGGTTGGCTTGTTTGAATCCGATAAGGACTCCCGTTCAGACTGGGAAAAGACCTATGTTAATGGTCTAAACCTACTTGGCCTTAAGATCGAAGAACGCACTGAGCCATGGCCGGGTGCTTGCGGTGTGTTCCACCCGCTTCTTACCGAGGCAGTCGTAAGATTTCAAGCGCAGGCGATTACCGAAATCTTCCCGGCTCAAGGCCCTGTCCGCGGTGTGGTCATTGGTAAGCATACCGAAGAGAAAGACCGACAGGCGGTCAGAGTTCAGGATTACATGAACTATCTGCTCACCGAGCGGATGGTGGAATATCGCTCCGAGACGGAGAAAATGCTGTTCTCGCTGGCTTTGGCAGGCAGTGCTTTCCGCAAGGTCTACTTCGACCCGCATCTAAATCGTCCGGTGTCGATGTTTGTGCCGGCTGAAGACCTTGTGGTCTCTTACGGCGCTAGCGATTTAGAGACTGCCGAGCGTGTATCGCATGTCATGCGCAAGACGCGCAATGATGTTCGCAAGCTGCAAGTCGGCGGGTTCTACCGCGACATCGATTTAGCTGATCCGGTCAACATCTCCAGCGACATTCGCACCAAAGAGGACGAACTGTCCGGTGTGTCACCGGGTGGAGAGGGCGATAGCCGGTATCAGATTATTGAAATGCTGGTTGATCTTGATCTTGCAGGGTTTGAAGATCAAGGCGAGGATGGGTCACAGACGGGGATTGCACTGCCTTACGTCGTGACTATCGACAAGAGTTCCCGAAAGATCTTGGCGATTCGTCGCAACTGGGACGAGTCCGATCCACTAAAGAAGAAGCGCGATCATTTTGTGCATTACCGCTATCTGCCGGGGGTGGGCTTCTATGCCTTCGGCCTCATCCACCTGATTGGTGGGTTGGCAAAGAGTGCGACCAGCATCCTGCGGCAGTTGGTGGATGCAGGCACTTTGTCCAACCTTCCGGGCGGCCTAAAGGCGCGTGGTCTTCGCATCAAAGGCGATGACACGCCTATCGCACCGGGTGAGTTCCGTGATGTCGATGTCCCGGGTGGCAGTATCCGCGACAACATCACGTTCCTTCCGTACAAGGAACCATCGGCGGTTCTCTATAGCCTTCTGAATAACATTATCGATGAGGGTAGGCGCTTTGCTTCCCTTGCCGATATGAAGGTGGCGGACATGAATGCCGAGGCTCCGGTCGGCACCACGCTCGCCATCCTTGAACGCACCATGAAGGTCATGAGTGCAATTCAGGCGCGATTGCATGCTTCGTTCCGACAGGAGTTAAAGCTCCTCTCAGGAATCATCAAAGACTACGACGAACCCGAATATCCCTACGAAGTAGAGGGTGGCGTCGAAGTTAAGTCCGAAGATTTCGACGATCGTATTGATGTCATTCCGGTCAGTGACCCCAATGCCAACAGCATGGCTCAGCGGATTATGCAGAGTCAGGCAGCATTGCAGCTCTCCTCGACCGCGCCGCAGCTGTATGACATGAAGGTGCTGCACCGCCAGATGCTCGAAAGCATGGGCATCAAAAATGTCGATGAGATCATTAAGCCGGATGAGTCGGAAATTCCGGTAGACCCGGTGCAAGAGAACTCCAACGTGATCAATCAGAAGCCAATCAAGGCTTTTGCGTACCAAGATCACGCGGCTCACATTGCCGTTCACATGTCTCTCTCGCAAAGCCAAGCATTCCAGATGCTGCAGAACACACCGGCGTTCCCGGTCATGGCTGCCGCTCTCGATGCGCATGTGCGCGAACACTTGGCCTTCCAGTATCGCCAAGATGTCGAAAAGCAGATGGGTATCCCGCTGCCGACCGAAGGCGAAGTGCTGCCAGCCGATGTCGAGAAGCGACTCAGCCCGCTCATTGCAGCAGCTGCAAGCCAGATGTCGATTGCTCAGGCCAAAATTGCCGAGATGCAGAAAAACCAAGACCTACTGCAAGACCCGATTGTCATGCAGAAGGAAAAGGAACTGCAGATTCGGGCAGCGGATGTGCAAAGAAAAGCTCAGGAAGCTGCTGCCAAGCTCAACCAAGCCGCTCAAAACTCTGCTGCTCGCAACGCTATCGAAGTCGAACGCATCCGTTCACAAGAGAGAGTTGCACAAGCAGCAGTACAACAGCGTATGATCGACACCGTCATCAGCGCAGAAACCGATCGCAAGCAGATCGATTCCGACGAGATGCAAAAAGGTGTGGATGTGGGCCTAGAATTAGGCCGTCGCATAACTGGAGAGTAATTTCTCTTGCAAGCTGAACAAGTGTTGGAGTTTTTGAGATCAGAACTCCGGAAATACATGAACGAGTATGCAGACAATGTCGCTACGGGTTCATGCCAAGACTTCGCAGAGTACAAAAGACTGTGCGGAGTAATCGAGGGCTTAGCCCTTGCAGAACGAGAAATCCTAGACATTAAGGATCGTCTCGAAAATAGCTAATGATTTAGCGCAAACGTGGAATGTTCCACGCAAAGAGGTAGTAATGACAAGTATTGCTCTCGTTAATCCGCTTCCAAAAGAAGCGAAATCGCCCCCTGAGAAGAAGGCAACGCAATTGCCCGACCCGAAGGGATTTAAGCTCTTGATTGCTCTACCGGAAGTCGAAGAAAAGACGGAAGGTGGCATCCTCAAGGCGACTGAGACCGTTCGCAACGAAACAGTGGCCACCGTGGTGGGTTTTGTTTTGAAGCTCGGGCCGGATGCTTACAAGGATGAAAAGCGATTCCCCACTGGCGCCTACTGTAAAGAAGGTGACTGGGTGGTGTTTCGGGCATACAGCGGCACTCGCGTCAAAATTCATGGCAAAGAGTTCCGCATCATCAATGACGACTCGGTTGAGGCCGTGGTTGATGACCCGCGTGGAGTCGAGCGAGTATGAGTACCGAGAACAATGAAGTTGAATCAGTGGCAGAAGATTCTGCCCCTCAGTCCGAAGAAAGCAAATTCTTCGGAATCAAAACCCAAATCCTTCCCCGAGCAGGCGACTCCGATCAAGACGACGAAATCAAGGTCGAAGTCATTGATCCTCGCAAGCCAGAGGATCGCAAGCCGAAGAAGGCAGAGGCCGTAAAGGAAAGCGATGAGGGTAATGACGAAGTAGAGAGCTATAGTGCGCGAGTTAAGAAGCGCATCGATAAGCTCAAGTATGACTACCACGAGGAACGGCGGCAGCGAGAAGATGCTGCCAGATTGCGCGATGAAGCCATTACGTATGCCCAGCGAGTGCAGGAAGAGAACAAGCGTCTCTCTGCTCTTGTCACGGACAGCCAGAAGGCTATTCAGCAGCAGATTGTGGAGCGAGCTAAAGCTGCCGCTTCATTAGCTGAATCTGATCTGCGCCGCGCACATGAAGCCGGTGATGCTGATGCGATTGTCAAGGCTCAACAGAGTTTAACTCGCGCACAGCTGACTGAGGCAGCCGCTCCGACTTACGCTAGTCAAATTGCTGCAAAGCTGCGAGAGACCAAGGCAGAGCAAGCTCCGCCGAATGTCCTTCAGCAAGCAGCCCAATCAGTGCCAAGACCTGATCCGCGAGCTGCCCGTTGGCAGTCAGAGAATCAGTGGTTTGGCCAAGACCCTGAGATGACCAGTTTGGCTTATGGCGTACACAAGAAGCTCATCTCGGAGAATGGTGTCGACTTCGCATCTACGGATGAGTACTACAACGCCATCAATAAAAGAATGCGTCAGGTATTCCCTGACCGTTTTTCGGAGGATGATGAGTCAGACTTTGATGCTGATGAGGCAGAAGAAGTCGAAGCTCGCACTGCGACCCCGAAAAAAGCATCCAAACGGATGCCCGTTGTGGCCCCGGCTACTCGTAATACCGGATCAGCCCCACGCAAAGTGCAGTTGACGGCCACGCAAGTTGCCCTCGCCAAGCGACTTGGATTGACTCCTCAACAGTACGCCATGCAAGTTATGAAGGAGATGAAAAATGGCTAATGTGCGCAAACCTCGCGAAATTGAAACTCGTGCTAACGAAACTCGGCCTGAGAGTTGGAAACCCCCTTCGGTTCTGCCAGATCCCATCCCGCAAGACGGTTGGGTATTTCGGTGGGTACGTACTGCATCTCTAGGTAACCTAGATAACAAAAACACTTCCATGCGCCTTCGTGAGGGCTGGGAGCCTGTACGAGCTGAAGATCATCCCGAACTGCAGATCATGTCTGATCACAATTCGGAGTGGGCTAAGCGTGGAGCAATTGAAGTAGGTGGTCTCTTGCTATGCAAGATGCCGGTGGAAAAATCACAAGCTCGCCAGGACTTCTATGCACAGAAGGCCGAGCAGCAAGTGAACTCTATCGACAACAACTACCTGCGTGAAAACGACCCGCGCATGCCGATGCTCAAGCCGGAACGAAAGACGAGAGTCACGTTTGGTGGCGGCAACTAGGAATGGTTCCTGGCAGCCGTCTTTTTAATTAATAGGAGTATCAAGTATGTCTAGCACTGCTACCCCGTATGGGATGCGGCCCGTGGGCGTTCTTGGTGGTCGTCCGGACAACAATGCTTTCAACAGCTACAAGATTGCTAGCGGCTATGCTGCTAACATTTTCTACGGCGACGTTGTAAAGCTGGTGTCCACCGGTGTTGTTGAAAAAGATACCGGAACTTCCACTTTGACCCCGATCGGCGTTTTTGTCGGCTGCCGTTATACGAATCCGACGACGAAGGAACTCACGTTTGCTCAGTACTGGCCGACCGGCACTGTGGCTTCCGATGCGTTCGCCTACGTTGTTGATGATCCGTGGGCGGTCTTCCAGATTCAATCTGACGAGACTCTCGCTCAGACGGCTCTGGGTAACAATGCGGCTATCGTTCAGACGGCTGGCTCTACCGCTATCGGTAACAGCAAGAACGCTCTGGATGGTTCCACGATCAACACGACCGATACGCTCCCGTTGCGTATTGTCGCGTTTGTGGATGGCCCCAATAGCGCAGTAGGCGATGCGTACACTGATGTGATTGTTAAGTTCAACAATCACCAGTTGACCACGCTCACTGGCGTTTAATAGGAGTAACTAGCAATGGCAATTTCACGCGCACAGTTGCTCAAGGAACTCCTTCCGGGCCTTAACGCCCTGTTCGGCCTTGAGTACAAGAAGTACGAAGACGAGCATGCGGAGATCTATGAGACGGAAAACTCCGAGCGTTCGTTCGAAGAGGAAGTGAAGCTTTCGGGATTCGGCGCTGCGCCGGTTAAGAACGAAGGCTCTGCGATCTCCTACGACAACGCCCAAGAGTCGTTCACCGCTCGCTACAACCACGAAACGATTGCTATGGGTTTCGCGATCACGGAAGAAGCCATGGAGGACAACCTCTATGACTCGCTTTCGTCGCGTTACACCAAGGCTCTCGCTCGTGCGATGGCGTACACGAAGCAAGTCAAGGCGGCTTACCCGCTGAACGCTGGCTTCAACACGTACCAGTCGGGCGACGGTGTTACGTTGTTCAGCACCTCGCACCCCTTGGTGTCGGGTGGCGTCAACTCCAACCGTCCTGCGACGGGGACTGACCTGAACGAGACGTCGTTGGAAGCGGCAGTCATTCAGATCGCTGACTGGACGGACGAGCGTGGTCTTTTGATCGCTGCCCGCCCGCGCAAGCTCATCGTTCCGCCTGACCTGATGTTCGTAGCTCAGCGTATCCTCGCGACGGAACTCCGTCCGGCGACCGCTGACAACGACATCAACGCCCTGAAGTCGATGGGTGTCATTCCGGAAGGGTTCTCTGTGAACCACTACCTGACTGACACGAACGCTTGGTTCTTGATGACCGACGTTCCCAATGGCATGAAGCACTTTGTCCGCGCGCCTCTTGAGACGAGCATGGACGGAGACTTCGATACCGGGAATGTGCGGTACAAGGCCCGCGAGCGTTATTCGTTCGGCGTGTCTGATCCGCTTGGCATCTTCGGATCGCCCGGCGCTTCGTAAGAAGCAAATAGGAGGGGGTCGCAAGACCCCCTCTTTTTCTTTATCCTAGGTTTACCTCCCATATCAGACAGACTAGGCTGACGACATGCAGACGGATATGGGTATCTCGCATGTGAGGAAAGATTAAATGGCTAGCACAACTTTTAATGGCCCGGTTAGATCAGAAAATGGCTTTCAGAGCGTCACTGTTGATGGCAGCACTGGTGCCGTAACTGTTAATTCTTCTTTTGGCAAGGACGTTATTCTTGGCACCCAGTCGCTCTCTGGCGCTGGTGCGGTAGATATCGTCAATGCATTCACTTCTCTCACCACGACGGGTGCTGCGCAAGCCCTGACGTTGGCTAATGGTTCTGTGGGTGAAGTTAAGATTATTGTCCACACCGTTGATGGCGGTTCGGCGGTTCTTACGCCGACCACGAAGATTGGCTTCAGCACGATCACGTTCACGGGTGTGGGCGAAAGTGCGATGCTGATCTACACGTCAGTTGGTTGGAGCATTGTGGCTTTGAACGGCGCTGTTGCCGCCTAATAAAGTCACTAAATTAGCCTTTAGGTATGCGGGGAGAGTTCTCCCCGCTATCCTTCGGAGACATACATGGCAGATGCAGTAGCAAGTCAAACGCTGATCGATGGAGATCGCGTTGCTATTCTTAAATTCACGAACATTAGCGATGGCACCGGCGAGACCGGTGTTGTGAAGGTCGACGTATCGGCTCTTGCTGCGCCTGCCGGTAAGGTGTGCAGCACGGTGTCAATCGACCGTATCTACGCCTCCACGGTTGGCATGGGTGTGGACATCCTGTGGGATGCCACGACCGATGTGGTGGCAATGACGCTCGGCCCCGATCAGTTCTATGAGTATCAGTTCGATGATATCGGCGGTCTCTGGAATAACTCTGGTGCCGGCAAGACGGGAGACGTTTTGTTTAGCACCATTGGCGCGGCCTCTGGTGATCGATACACGATCATCCTGTACTTGAGCAAGAAGTACACCTAATGGTGAAGGGCGTAAAACGACTGCCGTCTGGCGGCGTCGAATATCGCGGTGAAAAGTTCTCGGGGTTTAATAAGCCCAAGAACGCCCCGGCTGGTGATACCCACAAGAAGGTGGTGTTAGCCAAGAAGGGCGACAAAGTTAAACTGGTTCGTTTTGGACGGAGAGGCTATGGCCACAACTACTCGCCGGAAGCGCGGAAAAATTATCTTGCGCGCAGCGCGGGGATCAAAGGCAAAGGTGGACGCAACACCGCCAGCGATCCCTTCTCAGCCAACTACTGGGCAAGAAAAGTTTTATGGGCGGGTTCTGGCGGCAGTAAAGCGTCGCCTCCGGGCGGCTCTCGATTTCGTAAGGGGTAAGCTCCCATGAACAGAGGGAATATGAAACAAGAGATTATGAAAGCCCCTGCTTCGCCCAAGGCGAAGAAGAAGGTTGAGAAAGTAATGGGTGAGTTTAAGCGTGGCAAGCTGAAGTCGGGTTCTGGCCAGAAGGTCAAGAGCCGTGATCAGGCTGTTGCCATTGCGTTGTCTGAAGCCCGTGGCGCCATGCAGCGTAAGTATGGCGGCAAGGGCATTACCATGTACAAGGACTCGGTAGATCGTCGATTTGGCGACATGATGGAAGACCCGCGCAAGCCGGGTGCCGGAATGCGCAATGCCGGTCGATTTATTATGGATGCTCCTAAGTACAGCGAGAAAGAGCGGCAGGCCATGCAAGAGGTCAAGGATGCCGAGATGACTCGCAAGATGCGGGAAGCCCGCCGTAAGTTCTACAATCAAGGTAAATAGGAGATTGAAATGATGAATTGTCGTGGTATGGGTGCGGTTACCAAGAAAGCCAAGGGGAAAAAGATTCCGGGTAAGCTCAAGGGCTATGCTCAAGGCACAGGAATTAGTGGGTATAAGCCAACTAATTCTTGGGCTAACGATAAGTTTAGAATGGTAACTCCGAACGTGAAAGATCAGCCTTTGAGCGATGCAGCCCGGGCTGCTATGCGAGAAAAAGCAAAGCAGTATGAAGCTGCTTCAGCTGCCAAGCAGCATCTTCGTTTTTATGAAAGTAAGACGAAAGGCCCTAATGTTAGAAACACCGGTAGTGGCGGTGGCATGGGCATCGGTTCTGGTGGCGCTATGGCTCGCGGTATGCCGACTAGCGGATTACCTGATAAGAAGGGCGTTATTACCGTTGAAGAAACTGGCATGAAACGCGGCGGTAAAGTTAAGTTTAAGAAAAAAGCCAAGGCCAAGATGGTCAAGCGCAAGATGAAAGGTAAGAGCTGCTAATGACCACTAGCGCAACATCGACGTTCAATCTCGACCTCAACGCTATTGTTGAAGAGGCGTTTGAGCGTTGTGGCGCTGAACTCAGATCGGGCTACGACCTGCGGACTGCGCGGCGTAGCCTGAATCTGATGCTAATGGAATGGGCTAATCGGGGAGTGAATCTCTGGACGGTAGAGCAAGGCAGCCAAGTGCTGACGCCCGGCACTGCCACTTACAATCTGCCCGTTGACACGGTCGATTTGCTAGAGCATGTGATTCGCACTGGCACTGGGCAGAACCAAACTGACATCGACATCACGAGAATCTCTGTCAGTACCTTCGCGTCTATCCCAAACAAGACTGCCCAAGGACGTCCTATTCAAGTTTGGATTGATCGCAAGTCAGGACAGACTAACTCCGCGAGTGTGGTGCAATACCCCACCTTCACGGTGTGGCCAGTCCCTGATAACAGCCAGACTTATACTTTCGTGTACTGGCGCTTGCGCCGCATGCTAGATGCAGGCACTGGCGTGACCAATCAGGACGTGCCATTCAGATTCTTGCCTTGCTTGGTAGCAGGGTTGTCGTATTTCTTGTCAGTGAAGATCGCACCGGATCGTATGGTCGCATTAAAAGCTATGTACGATGAGAGCTGGGAACTTGCAGCTGGCGAGGATCGTGAAAAGGCTGCGGTGCGTTTCGTTCCTCGACAACAGTTCTTGACGGGCTAAGCCATGCCGGTGCCTTTTGCATCAGGCAGGCATTCGATAGCCGAATGCGATCGCTGTGGGTTTCAATACAAACTCAGCGAGTTAAAAGAGCTGGTCATCAAGACGCAGAATGTCAACATTCTGGTTTGCCAAGAATGCTGGGAACCCGACCAGCCGCAGTTGTCTCTGGGTATGTACCCAATCGAAGACCCGCAAGCGGTTAGAAACCCTCGCCCAGATACCAGCTACTACGCTGTCGGAGCCAATGGCGCTGGAGGCAGCCGCATGATTCAGTGGGGATGGAACCCTGTAGGCGGTGCCAGAGCGTGGGATAATGGTCTTACGCCAAACGATCTAGTAGCCACTGGCGGTGTAGGCACTGTCACCGTAAGTACAACTTGAGATAACCATGAACTACGCACAATAAAGAGCCGCTATCAAACAGTACTGCC